TCCAATTTTGAGGATCTTGTGTTTCTCTGTGAATAGTTATAAAGTCATCAGCTTTATTTGCAAATTTACCTCCCCCTTCTGTATCAGCTTTCATAGGTGCTGTTTTTAATCTCATTGCTCCTGTTATTACGTGGCAGTTAAGATATACACAAATATCGTTTTTCTTTGCAAACATTTGCATTTCACTTGCAGCTACATAATGGTATTCGTGTGTACTTAATTTACTATTATCCGCTAAGTCAATTTTTAAAGCATTATAAGGGTCTAATAATAAACCATCATATTTTTTTTGCAATAATAGTTTTTCAGTAATAGTCAATATATCTTTAAAATTATACATTTGTTCATTGTTTATTATTGTAAATTTTGAATTTATAAAATTTAAAGCATTTTCATATTGCATTTGTTTTAATAAATGTATTTTTTCGCCACAATAAAATTCAATTAATCTTTTAATTACTGAACCATTCCTGTTTTCAGCTGAATAAATAATCCAATTCCAACCATGATAAATTGAACTTAATAAACAAAAATACCAAAGAGTAGTTGACTTTCCTACATTATCAAAACCGTTATAAACATTAAAATTACCACGTTTAAATAAAAAGAATCTATCTAAAGACTCAAAACCTGTTGATAGTCCTTTTTGGAATGTTCCATGCCTCCATTCTAATAAATATTTATTTATTTCTTTTTCATCTGCTAAAAAAGAGTAGTCATTATCATTTAAGTTAATACTTGATTTTATTTTAGTTTGCTTAATTGGTTCATTAATTATTGGTTCTGTTTTTCCATAATTAATACCGTCTAAAATAGTTTGCTTTGCAGTTTCAATATTATCTACTCCTTTATCATTAATTTCTTTTTCAAGAAGTCTTAAAGCCTCGTTTTCTTCTACATACCCAGTTACAATATATCCACCCATTAATTTAGATGCCTTCAAAAGAGTAGCATGTTTACCGCCATCTATTGAATTTCTAATCATTTCTAAAGCAATGTTTACCTTTGAATAATCTGTTTTAGTAGCTTTTTTAGTTTTAACATCTTTTGTTTTAACAATTTCTAATTCTACATAATCAGTAAATTCAACTGCATTTTCATTAATCCATAAATTTGAATCAACTGATTCAAAACAAATTCGACTTTCATTTATTGATGTCGAATCCAATTCAGGAAATACTTTTAATATGCCTCTATAGAAGCCTCTATGTTTTTCGATTATAGGAGGTATTTTTACTATTGCCTTAACTCCATTACCACTTGGTGAAATAAATGCGCTATAAACAAAATTAAATCGTTTTAAACTCATTTTAAATTCTTCTGCATTATCTAATTTATCAAAATCTAAAATAATGTATCCTGAATGTTCGGTTAAGTCTTTATCTATTCTTGTAATAAATTTACCTGAAAAACAAATACATGGTAATTTCTTTTTTAAAATAGCCTTTCTTTTTTCATCTTTTTCAAATCTTAACTCATCTATTTTATTTTGAATTTTACATTCTTTAATCCTTTGCAAAACTTTTTCAATCGGCAAATAGTAAGGATTTTTTGTTTCGTTAAAATCTTTAAATACAGTTATCATAGGCTTAATTTTTTTTCAAGTTTAACATAATTTACTTCTATGATACCAGTTTCTTCATTTGTTTTTTTACCATTTATCCATAAACTATCTGATTTCCAAATAGTAGAATTACTAACAGAAAAATAATAACCATTTCTTGATTTCCTTACCTCGCCAACTCCAAAAACTCCGAGAAAACCATTAAATGAATGATGACTAAAATTTTCATCGTGCCTATCTTTATGAAACTTTTTACCTTCTATTTCAACTGTTAAATCATTTAAAATAAAATAATGGTAAGATAAAGCTGGGCAAATAAAAATAGGAACTCGTTTGAATATTCCTTTTTCTATTTCAAATTCATATTTAGTGTAACGAATAGCCTGTTTAACATATTCGCCTATTTCTTCACCTCTTTTACTATTTGGCTGTTTGCATTCAACTCCAAAATAATAAGTGTCTTTGTAGTTTAGTAAAATATCTATTCTACCATTTTTGCATTTGCTCCAAACTTCTAAGTTAACTTTAAAATGTTTACTGAAAGTGTAAGCAACTACATCTACAAAATCTTGTTCTGTTTTGTATTTATTTTTCTCCATAATTTCTCATTTCTTCAATTTGTTCTGCTACTGATTTATATTTTATTGTTTCAGGTTTAATTTTATTTTCATCAGTAAACCAAACTGATTGAGCTTTTTGTTTCCAGTTTATTACTTTTTTTCCATTACTATCTTTCCAATCTGATACAGAATAAAAATCAAAAAACTTTTTTGCTGATTCTTTACTATATCCTTTTTCTTTAAAATAATCTATAATTTCATTTTCATTTACATTTTCCATATGAGAGGTCATATGACCTTTCTTATGACCTACTTTTTTAGTCTTTTTTTCAGTATGTTGATTTATGCCTTTTATATTGTTTCTCCTTGATTCAGTAAAGGCTTTACGCTTTTGTTTCTCTTCTTCTAACCGAATATTATAGTATAATCCATTTTCATCTTTAACAAATTTATGTTGAATTGAAGACCAAAGTTGACCAACCATACGACCTATCATATGTGAGGTCATATGACCTTGATTAAATTGTGTCATTAATAATTCAAAATATGCACCTTTTTCCTCAAAGGTCATTCCTAATGTTCCACTTATCCAATCTGAAGGATAAAAAAGGAAAGCTGGGTCTTTAGCCATTTTTATTCTGTATTAAGTTTATAATATCTTGTAAATCATTTACAAATTCTTTAGCTTGCTCTAACTGTAAAATAATGTTTGTTCTTTCTCTTGTTTTATGTTGAACTAAAAAAACTATCTCATGGTAAATATTATCGTAAATAGATATTTCAGTTCCAGTAATTGAATCGTATGTTTTCATTTTTTTTTAAATTAAAAAACCCCTAAATGTTAGGTTGGTTCACGAAACCGCAAAGGAGTAACTCTTTGCCCTAACACTTAGAGGTCTAAATGTTTTAATGTTACTCTATTTTTAAAATCGGTTCGTTACTCCGATAGTGCAAATATACTAAATTAATTTTAATTGTGCAACATGATTGTTAATTCTTTTTATTGCCTTATCAAAGTATTCTTTATCTAATTCACAGGCGGTTAAATCAAATCCGTAATCGTGACAAGCTATTGCTATTGAGCCTGAGCCGAGATGTGTATCGAGTATTTTGTCTCCCTTTTGTGTTTTACAATATTCAAACATAAATTTATAAACATAAATAGGTTTTTGAGTTGGATGAAACCTATCTAAATCAGTGCTTGATTTTTTCATTATTTTAGCAGGTTTATCTAATGATGTCCAAACTAACTCGCAAGCCGATAAAGTTGGCATAGCTTGATTTTTATCCCAACAAACAAAACCTCTAGTATTTGGCAAATATTCTAAAAAATAGTTAGCCCCAAAAACAACTTGGTTTTTCGATACTCTAAATAATTCCTTCCAATATTGCTTAGTTGGTAAAATATCCCAATCTTTATTAACATACAAAAGTCTTGATGTATCATCTTTTCTTTTACCACCTCCATTACTCAATCTATCACCTAAACCATACGGCGGGTCAACAATAGCCAAATCAAAATATTTATCAGGATATCGAACCATTAAAACCATGTTATCTTCATTAGTAATTTCTATTTTATCAGTTAATTTCATGATTCCAAACCTTTATAAAATTCATCACGCATATTTGAGTTCATAGTATGGTAAATATCACCTATTTTATCTAAGTATTCAACATCTGTTATGTTTCTTTTTTCAAGTTCTTCAACTATTTTAAATCCTTGTTTTTGCCATAGATTAAAATCAGCTTTCATTTTATGTTTAAATTTACCAGTTAATTGTGTTGATTGTTCAACTGTTGATTTGAATAAACCAATTAAAAGATGTGATTCAAATTCTACTTTTGCCTGTTCAATTGTTAGTGCTTTTTCCATGTTCTTTGATTTTTAATTTGTAAATTTTAATTAGTTCTTTAATTTCATCTAAGGTTAGTTTAAGTGCATCTCCTCTTTTATTCATTAGTCTATTGTAAGCATCTTGACCTATTCTTAAAGGTAATCTTAACCCGTATTCAATTTGATTGCCATGCTGATGTTGATTGCAGTAAACACATTGCCCATGTACGTTATCTTCATTAAACCTTAAGTTTGGGTAACTGCCAACACTAAGAAAATGTCCAGCATCAAATTTACTTGTTAATGGTCTTTCACATGAAATACATGGTTTATCT